GGACGCGGCCGACCTGATGGCCGGCTTCAACCAGGTGCGCAGCCCTCTCAACCGCGGAGCCTGAACCATGCCCGTCATCGAGCTGGGCGATACCGTCCTGATAGTCGAGCAAGGTGGCGATCGCCCGGCGATCCTCACGAAGGTGTTCAACGCCACGACGGCCGAGGCCTGCGCATACATGCCCCTGCCGCTGTTCGTGAAGCTGGTGACAGTCCACCCCGATCGCCGCACCGCGCTGAACGCCAGCATCAAGGACGCCGGCTACCACGCATACCTGAAACCACCCAGGAAGTTCTAACCATGCCGAAATCCGTTACCAATCAGAAACAGGTCGACGCGCCGGCAGCTGGCAAGAGCAAGCGCAAGACCATTGATTGGGCGCGGATCGAACCAGGCTGGCGCGCCAACGTTAAGAGCGTGCTACAGCTGGCCGCTGACTACGAGGCCGCCACCGGCGACAAGGTGAGCCACACGGCGATCAACAAGCATTTCAAGGACCTGAAGATACCGCGCGACCTGCGCGAGAAGGTCAAGGCCAGCGCCCAGGCCAAGGTTTCAGCCGCGGTAGTTTCAACGCTAGTTTCAACTGAAACCACCCCGAACGACGCCGCGATCATCGAGGCGAACGCTGACCTGGTGGCCGGCGTGATGTTGTCTCAGCGGAAAGACATTCAGCGATCGCGCCACCTGGCGATGTCGATGCTGTACGAGCTCGAGGACCAAACCTTCAGCCGCGAGCTGTTCGACCAGCTGGCCGAGCTGGTGGCCGGGCCGCCGATCGTCGGCAGCGATCCCGCCAGCAAGGCGGACGAAGCCCGGCGCCAGCGCCTGCTGGAAGCCTTCGACCGCGCGATGTCGACCGGCTCGAGGATCGACAGCATGAAGAAGCTGGCCGACACCCTGAAGACCCTGGTGGCGCTCGAGCGCGAAGCCTACGGCCTGTCAGACGACCCGAGCAAGCCGAAGGGGGCCGGAACCCTCGAGGACTGGCTCGACAGCCTTGACTAGCCCGGCGGCCCTCGAGGCGGCGCGCAACGCCAAGCGCCTACGCCTGAAGGACGACTTCGTTTATTACGCGCCGCGCTGCCTTCAGATCATCGACAAGTCCGGCGACCTGGTGCCGCTGGCCCTGAACAAGGCCCAGCTGTACGTGCACTACCGGATCGAGAAGCAGCTGAAGGAGAAGGGCAGGGTTCGCGTGCTGGTCCTGAAGGGCCGGCAGCAGGGCATCAGCACCTACGTGCAAGCCCGGTTCATGCACAAGCAGAGCTTCCGGAAGGGCCGCACCGCCTACGTGCTGACGCACCTGGCCGACTCGACGGACACGCTTTTCAACATGACGAAGATGATGCATGAGGCGCTGCCCGAGTTCGTCAAGCCCGTCGTCGGCACGTCGAACGACAAGGAACTGGTCTTCAGCCGGCTCAAATCCCGCTACAGCGTGGCCACCGCCGGCAGCAAGCAGGTCGGCCGCGGCAAGGCAATCCAGCTGTTCCACGGTTCGGAGGTGGCTTTCTGGCCGAACCCCGACACCATCTGGCCCGGCTTAGGACAGGCAATCTCGAAGATGAACGACACCGAAATCATCCTGGAATCGACCGCCAACGGCGTCGGCGGCGACTTCCATACCCGCTGGCGCATGGCCGAGCGCGGAGAGTCCGAGTACGAAGCCATCTTCGTGCCCTGGTTCTGGCAGGACGAGTACACCGAGACACCGCCGCGCGACTTCATGGCGACGGATGAGGAAGAAAACCTACGCCACCTGTTCGGCCTGACGGATGGCCAGCTGTATTTCCGCCGGCGGAAGATCGCCGACGACTTCAAGGGCGACGAAACCCGCTTCCAGCAGGAGTATCCGAACACCGCGGCCGAAGCCTTCGTAGCGGCCAAGCGTGACAGCCTCATCAGCATCCCGGCCATCCTGGCGGCGCGCAAGGAACGCACGATCGCGCCGAGCATCGCTGTGCCGCTGCTGGTGGGCTGCGACCCGGCCCGCTACGGCGATGACCGCACCGCGATCGTGTGGCGCCGCGGCCGTGTGGTCTACAACGTCCGGCTGCTGGCGCAGAAGAACACGATGCAGGTTGCCGGCATCCTGGCCGCGATCATCGAGAAGGACAAGCCTGAAAAGGTCTTCATCGACATCGTGGGCCTCGGCGTGGGCATCTATGACCGCCTCGAGGAGCTGGGCTACGGCGACGTCGTTGTTGGCGTGCAGGCCAGCGAGAGCGCCGACGAAGACGACAAGTACTACAACAAGCGGGCCGAGTGCTGGACCCGCATGCGCGACTGGTTCAACTCCAAGCCGGTGCGCATCCCGGACAGCGACGAGATGCAGGCCGACCTGGTGGAGCCCGGCTACACCTACGACAGCAAGAGCCGCATCAAGATCGAGAAGAAGGAAGACATCAAGAAGCGCGGCGGCCTGTCGCCTGACATCGCTGACGCGCTTTCCCTGACCTTCGCCGAGAACGTGAAGCCCCGCGATCGCGAGCCCGAGCCCGAAGTTGAAGTCCGCCGCCCGCATGACCCTGGCGTAGGCTACTGATAAGGAAACACCCATGAGCACTAAACAAGACGCACGCCGGCGCGCTGCAATGCGAGCACCTGGCCAGCCTGGCGCCGTCGACCAGCTGCCCGGCGCCCAGCTGGACAAGACGCCGACCGGCCTGGCGCTGGCCGTCGAGGATGAGGAAGACGTATTCACCGCGGAGGAACGCGCCGCGCGCCAGGCCGAGCAGGAGGCCGATCGCCAGGCCCGCCTGGACACCTTCGGCGCCGCCCTGGCCACGAAGAAGAACAGCGCGATCGAGGCCCGCCGTGCATCCGGCATCGAAGACCTGTGGCGCCAGGATGAGGAACACTACGAAGGCATCGACAACGCCAACCGGAACGAGACTGTCACCCTGAAGCCGCGCGACCCGAATGGCGTGGGCGGTACGGCCGTGACGGGCACCGACGAAGCGGCCGGCTCGAATGTCTTCATGAACATCACCCGGGCCTACGTCGACTTCAGCGCCGGCCGCGCGTGCGACATGCTGCTGCCGACCGATGAAGCGAATTGGGACCTGCGCCCGACTCCGATGCCGGACGTGATCGCCCTCATGGGCAGCGACAAGCCGCTGACGCCGCCGCCTGGCGTGGCGCTGAAGCCTGGCGCGCCTGGCACGATCGGCGAGGCCGCAACGCAGATGGTCAACGAAGCCCGCGCCAAGGTGGCCAAGGCCAGTTCAGCGCCGAACAGCGCAAGGTCATCCGTGACGCGGCCAAGGTGGGTGTCGGCATCCTGAAAGGCCCGTTCCCCTCGAAGCGTATGTCTCGCGCCCTGGTGCGCGACGAGAGGACCGGCACCTACACCATGAAGGTGCAGAACAAGACCGCGCCCGAATCGCGCTGCATCAGCTACTGGAACTTCTACCCGGACCCAGCCTGTGGCGAGGACATCCACCGCGGCAGCTTCGTGTGGGAGAAGGACCGGATCACGGCGCGCCAGCTGCGCGACCTGAAGGGCACGAAGGACAGCGACGGCATGCCGATGTACCTGGAAGACACGATCACCAGGTGCCTCGAGGAAGGCCCGCAGCGCCGCTTTGCCGAGGACGACACCTACCAGGCGCCGGACGGCGAGCAGTACGAGATTTGGTACTACAACGGCGTGGCCACCGCGGAAGACCTGCGCGCGGCCGGCATCGACGCCGACGACGGCGAGGTGCTGCCGGTCATGGTGACGATGGTGAACGATCGCGTCATCAAGGCCGCCCTGACTACCCTGGACAGCGGCAGCTTCCCGTATGACGTGATGGTGTGGCAGGAGCGAGAGAACCATTGGGCCGGCATCGGCGTGGCGCGCCAGGTGCGCAGCCCGCAGCGGATCGTCAACGCCGGCGTGCGCAACTTGATGGACAACGCCGGCCTGGCAGCTGGCCCGCAGTTCGTGATGATGAAGGGCGCCCTGAAGCCGCTGGGCCGCGGCGCCAAGTACGGCATCAGCCCGCGCAAGATGTGGGAGCTGGACCCGGACAGCAGCATTGACGACGTGCGCAAGGCCTTCGCCGCGATCAAGCTGGATATGCTGGCCGAGGAACTACTCAGCATCATCAACTTCGGCCTG